AATTCTAGCAATTATAGGGTTCTTTGTTTACAAGAAGTTCTTTGCTCCTCAAGTGGAAACGGTATTTGACGACAATATGAATTTCGATAACTCCGGAGAATTCGATAATTATGGAAATGAAGGTTTTGATGTGGAAGACTTGGAAATTCTGAACATGCCACTTTCACCGGCGTCTGCTTCCCCCGTGGTTGCGTCTGCTTCCCCATAAATAATTAACCAAAAATTCTAGAGACGGACATCAAGAAAGGTGCTGTTAGGTAGCACAGACAGCAAGTAACTGCGAGGCATAAAGCGAGTTTCCAGTTCTTTAAAATTGACATCAGGAAGGAGAATATGCCCTTAAATATAGGCCCCAGCACCTTGCCAACGCCTTTGCCAAAGTCAACAATCGCTCCGCCAACTTTCTTGCCAACGTTGGCCACCTTGCCACCAATATCCTTGCCAACGTTGCCAATGTCCTTACCAATGTCCTTGCCCTTGTCAACAATACCGCCTCCAATGTCCTTGCCCTTGTCAACAATACCACCCCCAATGTCCTTGCCCTTGTCAGCAACGTCCTTGCCAACGTCCTTTATCTTGTCAAATGGTTTCTTGATGCTGAATGGTTCGTATGTAGACATTCTAACGGGTTCCAGAATCATTTAACATTACAAAATATTTTTATTCATACGCCCTCAGACATTGATATAGGACCTCCAAGAAGCTATATCGACAAATGTGATTATTAAAATAACTCATATCTCTATATGTTTAATGTCTCTCAAAATATTGGCATTAGATGCTCTTGTCAGGAGTAATGCCAATGTTGATAACCCAAGAAAAATTGCTGAGATGATTTTTAAGCCATTTGATGAGAAACTTCACAACAAGATTTCAAATGCTATTTACAAGTTTCGTTGTCTAATCAACGAGCCAAACGAATACGTTGGCCAGACAACACAGATGCTTTATGAACGATTTAAAGGTCATAGATATCCTACATCTACTATGTATATATCACGTGCGCTTACAAAGCACGGATGGGATAATTTTGAGAAAATGTTTTATGAGTGTCCTGAAGAACGACTAAATGACCACGAAACGTTTTGGATTACAGTGCTTGGAACACACGCAGATATGTATCCAGGAGGCTATAATTTGACTATGGGAGGCGAAGGCACTAAATTATCTCCGGAACAAAAAGCAGCAAGATCTGGTGCAAATCACTGGGTCTCAAGACCTGCATATCAATACAATGTGTTTTGTGGCACTAAAATGGATGAGTTTGCAGCTATATCAGAGGCTGCTTTGTGCACTGGTATTGACAGAACAAATATAATAGAGTGTATTAATGGAAACTATAGATCTGCTGGCGGGTTCTTTTGGTCTGATCACAAGCTTGATAATGTTGAAGTGCAAGATTTGATATCTAAGAAGCTCGGTGATCATTGGCGCAATAAATCTGTCTATCAGTATGACATAAAAACTGGTGTTCCCATTGGTGAGTATACATCTCAAATAGAGGCAAATGAAAAGACTGGAGTAAATGCTGCTCATATTTGTGAATGTGTTAAAGGCAATCGTCAGACTGCTGGTAATTTTTATTGGTCTGATCATCGTCTTGCCGAGGGTGAAATTCATATGCTTATCTCTAAGAAGTTATGGGAAATATATGGCAAGGCTGTGTATCGGTTTACAAAAAATGATAATGTATTCATAGATTGGTTCTTGTCTGCTAAAAGTGCAAAAGAAGTTCTTGAACTCTATGATACTGCAGATATGAATATAAGATCGTGTGCAAATCCTAAACTGAAGAGATCATCAGCCTATGGTTACAGATGGAGTTATGACCCGCCCTCTGGTATTGATATAGGACCTCCAAGAAGCTGAGAAGAAGCTGCCTAAACTGTCCGAATATACTCCCATCTAAGATCCCCACAAATAGCCTTCCAAATCTGGTCCTGAGCGTGCAGGTTTTGCCTACATTTCAGGAGCGAAAAGTACGGGAGAAGCGAATCCTCTCCGAGGAGTTCTGAGAACTTGTATAGCACATAGTTGTAGGACAGGAAGTTCTTCCTGTGAGGAGGCTTGTGCTTCTCGAACGGTGCCTGTATTTCTGTGAACATGTCCCGGAACTTCTTCTCAAGAGATTGGCTCAGTTTGAGCGTAGGCATCCCGGTGATGGCATGCGTGATGGAATAAATGTTGTCATAATAGTTTGAATACCCAAGTTTCTTCAAAAACTGTTTTACCTTGGTTGGTTTGATGTCGCTCGTACAAGAGATCCGATGCTTCTTGAATTCAGAACGCACTGCCTCGATAACTTCATCGGGAACATGCGTCCCTTCCTTGGCTTGAAGTGCATTGAGGCACTCTATGAGGTGGTTAGACCTCTTATAAGCCATGGAGTTGTTTTGTTCGGAAAACGTATACGACTCGATATACTTTGAAGTCTTTCCACACTTTGAGCACACCATATCGCTTTGTGTAGAGTTTACTATCTCATGAAGGTCGCCTCCACAGGAACATTTGTATATTTCATCCATGGTTTCTCTTTCAGTGATGGCATCTAAGGTTTCCTGGTTCTTCACTTTCTCCACATTGTACAGGTATTTCTTGAAGATTGTATTATTCTCCTTCACGGATGTTACCTGGAACATCTTATTTTCAGCTACCTTTGTCTCTTCTTGGATTTCTTTTTTTGTGTCATACATCTCCTTTATGTATGGCATAGAATCGAGGAGATAATCAATTTCCTCCTGTTCAATTTCCTCGGATTTCTTAGGGTTTTTTTGCTTTCTTTTCTCGAACAGTACTATGTTTTTTTCTACTGCCTCATTGAACGTCGAGAACTCGGACACTTGTTCGACCCTTTTTTCTTTCTTTGTTTTGTATTTCTTGGTATCATATTTGAGTTGAATGAGATCCTTGTCAGCCTTATTTGGGTACCGTGGGAGAGGTGTATTGTTATACATTAATTTACAACTGATATATTTTGTTTAAACTATTTCGTAAAAAAGAGTTTAACAAAAAGTTTTCCTTACTTACATCAATGGATGCCATCAAATTCTATAGCAGATTTCTGTTCAAGAAGATTACTCATTCTTCTGGCATCAAGGTCAACCAAATACTTGTTTTTGACGAAAGCTTGACCCCTATTTCCTATTGTGAGAACGCTCCTAATTCTCTCACGATTGCCCAACTACGGGAGAAGCTTAGAATTCCCGAATACAGAATTGAAATTCGCTATTCTATCCACGGAAAGAAATTCCGCGCAGTCATTCGAAACGATGACAATGTTAACTTCCCTATCCGCAAGGAATTGGGCATGTTTCCAAGAGTCAGGATCAACAAAGCATATGTTCTTACCGTGGACGGTATCAAGATTGATGTCACGAAGCGTGTTCTAAAGTACGCAGGTCAAAACATGGATTTCAATCAACATGCTGGCGCGCTGATATTTACAGACGACATGTTCCCTTTCCACGACACTGACGAGTACAAATCTCTTATCATCGAAACAAGTGACGGCGACTATGAATACACAATGCATGACTTGCTCATACTTTAATAAAATAATGGTATATATAAACAGAAAGATGTGGGTGTATGTTATTATTTCCCTGGCAATGCTGCTCACATTTTATGTAATTACTACCAGAAAGGAAAAATTCTCTTTGAGTTGGATGAAACAGGGATTGACAGACGCCGTTAACAAACTGTCTGGAACAACTCCCGAACTGACTACTTCTGGTCTCACTTCGGCAATTTACAATGCTGCAAAAAGACTTCCAAAACCTTTGACTCCAAAAGCAAAGTTTGATGATATCATCAGCCAAGATGCAGATGATATGTATGTCCCAGCTTTCTATAAAATTCAAACTTCATTCCCCCCTTTGATAAAATATCAACCGCGAAAATTCAATCTTATGGGCTAATTTTGGAATTTGTTGGGCACGTGGCAGAAGATTTTGTGAATGTCATTTGACCCAGGAGAACGGAATAGGTATATAGGGTATATAGTGGAAAATCTATTAGTTTCTGAAAGACTCACAAAAATGAACTTCCAGGCACAAAGACCCCGGCGCCCCATTGGCAGGAATGATAGTGCGGAATCTCTAAACAACACTATGACGAGGAAGACCAGTTTGGGCAGCAGGAATGGTAGTGCAGAATCTCTTCACACCATGACGAGGAAGCTCAGTTTGGATATCGGTGTGGGTGCTCCGGAGAAAATGACTAAAATGGCCGTTAATTTTGTGACAAATAACACTGTGTCCTCACTGACTACTACTGTAGTTCCCGACATTTACGGAACGCTTGTCTCCATGGCACTGTGCTATGTGACCCAGAATTATAAGATTGTAAAGAGAAAGCCTCACATTCTGTTTCACCCCAAGAAGATACTGCGTGCTATGCCTTTGTCTGTCTCTGGACTTCTGCTCGATACGGTTTTTACAAATGGAATTGACAGTATTGAAGATGGTACCATGCATCTAGCGGCACATGTTGTTCTTAAAACTCTACAAATTTCTTTGACGCTGCTGTAATTAGTCAACAACTTCTTCGATTATGATAGGAGGGCGTGGAGAAGGAGAAATATCATCATCAACTACCTTGGCTGTCAGAACAAGGGCCGCGGCAAGTGCAGCAACTGTAGAAAACAAGATGATTTCACCAGTCTTCATTCTGCAATATCCACATATATTTTTGGTGTAAATTTAACATATCAACTCTCGAGAAGAGCATCAACTGCTGCCACCACAATGTTGACAAGAGATTTCTGGTCGCTAGAGTAAAGAACAGTATGTTCCTTCTTAACTTCAAAGGTGATGACTGTGCCTTTGAATACAATGTGTCCATTGCCGTGGACAAGGCACATGGGGCTCGAGAACTTTAGGTCCTCAAAGTATACCACAAATTCTCCCCTCTTGCCAATGGAATCGTAAATATACTTCCGCACAGCAAGTTCCTCGGTTTTTTTCAGGACAAGCTTGTGCTCGGACAGAGGCTCCTCTGATACCCAAGACCAGTCGTGGGAAGTCATTTTGATGTATATACCACA